CAACTCACGAGCCCGCATCCGCGATGCCTCCTTGCGCTCGGTGGCTTTCACGTTGGAGAGTCCGACCGAGCGTTGCCACTCGACCGGCTTGACTCGCCACAAGGCCGAGTCCGAGAGCAGCACGGTGGCGATGATCAAACCTACGCAGCGTCCCATCGAGAAGTTCGCGAGACTGCCATTCCGCCCATTGGCCCGGTTGTCTTCGAGCCACACTGATCGCACTCCCCAGGCGTCGTGTAGGAGTTCTCGCAAGGCGACCGGGTCGATGCCGTTCGGACCTTGCGGTAAGTCGATGACGTGAACAGCCCCAGTATCGGTGTCGATCATGGCTGCGGCGCCATCGACCCCAGGGTCGATGCCGCAGAAGATCATCGGCGTTCGGGTGGGATCGAGCGGACGAGGGCGTTGACGACCAGTCGGTTGAGCGACAGGTGCTGTTCCCCCGCCATTCGGATCAGCTGCTCGCGGTAGTGCCAGGGCACCTTCACGTTTAGCTGCACGGCCAGGTCTTGGGGATCGGGGACGGTTCGTTCCGTCGATCGTTCGCGTGTTGGCATAAGCGTATACTAACATAGCCTACGCTAAACGTCAACCCTATTCCGATCGGAATAGGGTCAGACCATGTTCAGTTCCATCATGTCCAAGCCCGACTTCGCAGAAGTGATGTTCCTCGTGGCATTCATCATCTTCCTGATCGAAGTCATCGTGATCGTCACCAAGACGGCGGCGATCCCGACCGGGCTCTTGACCGTGGCCGGGCTCGCCTGCATCGCGCTCGGCTTCCTCGCCTTATAGCCGCTGTTCTGCCACAATCGTCGCGTGGCAAGGGGCAACGACGACAAGAAGCAGCGCGTGATCGAGTGGCTCTGCACGCCCAAGCGTGAACGCGATCCGCAGACGCAGGAGCAGCTGGCCCGGCGTCTGCGGATCGGCGCCACGGTGATCACTGGCTGGAAGAAAGATCCTGAGTTCTGCAAGGCGTGGGAGGCGTACTACCTCACGACCGTGGGTTCACCCGAGCGCAAGCAGGCGTTGATGGACACACTGTTTCGCACCGGGTCGGATGCTGACGATCCTCGCCATGTGCAGGCCGCGTCCAAGTACATGGAGATTGCTGAGGGGCTGCGGCCGCAGCAGATCGAGGTCACCGTGACGCAGCGTCCAGTGAAGGAGTGGACCGACGAGATGATCGACGCCGTGCTCGCTCGCCACGCCGAGAACGAACGTCATCTGCGGTTGGTGCAGGGCGAGGGCGCGTGACGCTACGCCCGTCGCATTCGGGATTCGAGCCACGCACTCGCGACCCCGAGCGGCGGGACTTCTTCGACCTTCGGCGCCGGATCGGTGAACTCGACTTCGCCGCCTTCAACTTCAAGGGCACGATCACCCATGTCGGTCCGCCCACGACCGGCGACGATCCGTTGCCGAACTCGGTCGGTGACATGTGGACCGACAGCAACGGTCACGCCTGGGTCTGGAACGGCACCGCCTGGGTCGACATTGGCGTCATGCGCGGACCTGCCGGTCCGACCGGTCCGCAGGGACCGCAAGGCGTGCCCGGTCCGACTGGACCGAAAGGCGACAAGGGCGATCAGGGCGCGCAGGGTCCGCCTGGCAATCTGCCTGGAACCGGCGACGGTGTGGTCGTGATCGACTGCGGTGATGTCGTGCTCGACGACGACGCCTCACTGATTGATTTGGGAGAGCTATGAGCACCGTGACGTTGATGATCCGGCGAGGGCTGGCTTCGGAGTGGACGGCAGCCAATCTGATTCTCGCCAAGGGCGAGCAGGGCTACGAGACCGATACCCACAAGATGAAGATTGGCGACGGCGTCCAGCAATGGTCGACGTTGCCGTATGTGATCGGTCAGGCGGGCGCCACCGGACCGCCTGGACCCACTGGACCGGGTGGCCCTCCTGGCGCCACCGGACCGCAGGGCGCGACCGGTGCGACCGGTCCGACCGGTGCTACTGGACCGGCTGGACCGACCGGGCCTCCCGGTGCCGCCTCGACTGTGCCCGGTCCGGCTGGACCGACCGGTGCCACTGGCGCTCAGGGGCCGCAAGGCGTCCAGGGTGATACCGGTGCCACCGGGCCGCAGGGTCCAACCGGACCGGTTGGTCCGCAAGGTCCCAAGGGCGATACCGGCGCCCAGGGTCCAGCGGGCTCGGGTGTCACCGATGGCAACAAGGGCGATATCACCGTGTCGGGCGGTGGCGCCGCTTGGAACGTCAACGCTGGTGCTGTCCCTGCGATCGAAGTCCCGTTCGATCCCACCAATGTCGGCATGGGGAACTACGACGCGCAGGGCGCGATCGAGGAAGCGTTCTTGAAGGGCAAGGACGCGCAGACCAACCTCACCAATCACATCGCGGCAGCAGGAGCGCACACCGCGGCGTCGATTGCGTTCGCACCGACCGGCACGATCGCTGCCACCGACGTGCAGGCCGCGATCGCAGAGGTCGCCGCCGAAGCGGGGGCTGGCGGCGGTCTGCCTGCCGGTGGCGTTGCTGACGATCTGATTATCAAGAACTCGGCTGCTGCCAACGATGTTCGCTGGGGGACCGACCCGTTGAAGATGCGTCTGCGCAGCGCGGTCAACGCCAGCGTTTCCAGCACCGATCATCCGTTGACGCTGGGCGACCCGGCATCGTTCAACCTGGCGCTCTCGCGGGTACACATCCAGGCTCGCAACAACGGTGTTGCGGCCACGCTCAATCTCCAACCTGGTGGCGGGCCGACTGCTGGCGGGAGCGCCGTGCAGGTCAGTACGGGTCCCGATCCGGCCGGTATCGGCATCCTCATTGCGCCCTCGTCCGATCCTGTCTCTGAGCGCGCCACCGTTGCCCTCAACAACTGGAACATTCGTCAGGACCTGGCAGCGAACGGCACCAAGGACTTCGGTATCTACAACGCCTCGGTTGCCCGCACGCCCATCAAGATCAGCGCTGATGCGTTGACGGTGACGATCGCAGGCAATCCGCTGGTGCTGCCCGCCGATCCCGTCAATCCGTTGGAGGCAGCCACCAAGCAGTACGTCGATGCCAAGGCGGGCAGCGAAATCGAAATCTCCGCCACTGATCCGATCGGCACCAACCCGGTTGCCGAACTGTGGTTGGATACGTCCGCTCCGACGCCGAGCCTGCCGCTTCCGGCTGGGATGCCGCGCGGTTTCTTGTACCGGGCTGCAGTCAACGTGGCGCAGACGATCGTGACGGCTGCTTCATGGCAAGACCTCACGAACCTGTATGTCGTGTGGAACCCTGAGGTTGGTCGTCGTTACCGAGTCAGCGGCAAGGTGCTGGTTCAGAAACTCACAGCGGCGGGCGACGTGTTCTTCGCGTTATGGGGTGGCGGCGCTCAGTTGGATGGTGCGGCAATCTCGTTGGCGATCAACGGTTACGGGACGATGACCGTCGAGCACATCTTCGTCGCATCGAGCGCAGCGTCGATCACGCACAATCTGCGCCTCTTTACCAACACCAATGGCGTTACTACCGCGGTCAGCAACGCCGGGTATTGGGCGTATCTCGACATCGACGACATTGGAGGCACCTGATGAGCGTCCTGAAAGCGCGCGTCGGTGGTGCATGGGTCGCGGTGCCGATGGCCGGTGGCCCTGATGAAGTGTTTGTGGGTCCTGCTGCGCCTACAGATTCCGCGACTGAGTTGTGGTACGACACTGCCTCGCAGCCCGCCGTCGACCCGGCCAAGATGCCACGCGGCTATGTCGGTCAACATGTCTTGACGACAGCGTTCTCGACAACAGGAACACATACGACGTTGCAGGACGAGGGATTGACGCTGGCTATCAACGAGGGAACGGGGCGGTTCTACAAGATCACCCTGGCTCTTGCGCCATACACGCCTGGTGGCCCCAATACCGTCACCTACATGCTGCTCCGCAACGGGGTGCAGATACGCGGGTGGGACATCGCGGCAGAGGCGCTGAGCACCAGCTTCACTGTCGCCCACGTCTTGCAGTACGTCCAGAGTGGAGTGACCGCGACGGGCGTGATCTACAAGCTTCAAATGCGGGCCGTCAACAGCAATACCGGTGTCACGTCGTATGGCGCAGCATTGATCCCACGCTCCATGCTGATCGAGGACATCGGGGGCGTGTGATGGGTGTCCTGAAAGCCAAGGTTGGCGGAAGCTGGGTCGAGATTCCCGGCGTCGGGGACATGAGCCAGTCTGCGACAGCGTGGACTCCGGTGACGTTCAACAACGGTTGGGCGAACAAGGGTGGCACCGATCAGACGTGTCAGTACCGCAAGATCGGTGACATTGTCTACCTGCGCGGCACGATGACGAAGACCGGGATCACCTACGGCGCGTCTGCCTTCCAGTTGCCGGTGGGGTATCGCCCCCCGGCAACGCTGCGTCCCAATCCGTTGGGCTTGAACAATGCGGGCACGCAGTCTTTGTTCCGAGCGGACATATTGAGTGACGGCAACTACAACCCGCAGGCGGGAGCGGCCGATGCTGGTTGGTGGGCGATCGACTATCAGTTCTCGGTGACGGCATGACGATCGACCAGACCGATATCGACCTCGATGCCGTCAGCTTCGAGTTGGTCTGGCAGGAGAAGCAGTGGCGCATGTGCGCGCCGCAGACCGACGACCCCGACAAGTTGCTGCAGGGGTTCATGTACTTCGCGGAGCACTTCTGGTACATCCGCCATCCCGAGCGCGGTCGCATTCTGTTCCAGCCGTTCGAGTCACAGGTCGAGACCGTCTTCACTTGGATCAACCACCGCCATGTGCTGATCTTGAAGGCGCGCCAGATCGGGTTCTCGACGCTGATCGCGACCTACGCCTTCTGGCTCACGTTCTTCTATCCCGATCGCTCGGTGCTGATGCTGAGTCGCACCGAGCGTGAAGCGATCAAGCTGTTGTCGAAGTCGAAGTACGGCTACCAGTTCCTGCCCGAGTGGATGAAGTATCGCGGCGGGCCCGTCAACCAGACGCTGACCACGATCCAGTTCACCAACAACAGCTACATCGAGTCGCTGCCGTCAGCGAGCGACCCCGCCCGCGGGGAGTCGGCCTACCTCGTGGTCGTAGATGAACTGGCCTTCTTGCCAAACTCCGAAGAAGCATGGGGAGCCATCGAGCCCGTAGCTGATGTTGGCGGTCGCATCATCATGATGAGCACCGCCAACGGTGAGGGCAACCTGTTCCACCGTTTGTGGGGTGAGGGGATCGCTGGTCATAACCGCTTCGAGTGCCTGTTCTTTCCGTGGTCGGCCAACGGCCGCGATCAGCAATGGTACGACGCCAAGGCGATGGAGTTGCCGGACTGGCAGATGGCGCAGGAGTACCCGGACAACCCCGAGGATGCGTTCCTGAAATCAGGTCGCCCGGTGTTCGACATTCGCCGCCTGCGTGAAATCGAACCACGCGACCCGGAAGCGATGGGCTACCTCGATGAGCGCTTGGAGTTCATCAATGACGGCGGCGCTCTACATGTGTGGGAGTTCCCCGACCAGGACGGCAAGTACGTCATCGGCGCCGACCCGAGCCAGGGCTTGGAGCACAGCGACCGCGCCAGCGTCCACGTCATCAATGCGCGCAACGGCCACGTCGTAGCGACGTGGTGTGGGCTCACCGATCCCGACCTGCTCGGCTCCGACATTCTCGTGCGGTTGGGGCGGTGGTATCGGCAAGCCCTCGTTGGAGTCGAGTCCAACATGCATGGCCTCACCACCCTCACCGCCCTGCGTCGGGCGAACTACTTCCCGATCTACTACCAGCGGTCGCCCAAGTACAAGCATTCGGTGCCGACCGACGTGCTCGGCTACCGCACCGACCAGGTCACCAAGCCGCTGATGATCGACGAGTTGAGCCGGGAGTTGCGTGCCGAGGGCAAGCTGACGCTGTGGTGCGCCGAGACCCTGGCGGAGTTGCGCACGTTCGTTCGCACCGACAAGGGCAAGATGCAAGGATCACCGTTTGACGACCGCGTGATCAGCCTCGCGATCGCCAACCAGATGTTGAAGTTCGTGTGGTTTGCCGAGTTCCAGCCGAAGCGGGAGCCGCCGCCCTACTCGGTTGATTGGTGGGCCAAGCGGACCTATGGCACGAGCTACGCCGACGTGATCAACGGGACACGTCACACGATTACCGAGGATCGCCCCAAGATCGGAGCGTTCGCAGTCAGGAGACCAAGATGACCAAGACCCGAATCCAGAATCAGCGAGCCGTTGCCAAGGGCAGGCATCAGAAGCCCAACCGTCGCTGGTCGGTTCGCGAGAACCCGCCACTGGGCATCAACTGGGGCAGCAAGGTCTGGCCGGGGACCGGCGCGGGCACGGCGACGCCTGCCGCGGTCTGGCTGTTCGATACGGGGCTGGCGGCGGCTGGCATCCTGGCGGGCGAGGTTCGACTGAACCAGGTCAACGGCGCGGCGGTGACACATGTGTTCGTGAGCAAGACCGTGCAGAGCGGCGTTGACCCGACTGCGTCGTGGGCGGTCAACGACCCGCTGCGCGTCTACTACCGCGACGACACCAGCATGTGGGTCGAGTACAAGATCACCGCCGTCAGCAGCCAGACCGGCTACTTCGACTACACGGTGACCTACACCGCCAA